AATTTGTGAGCATAAATGTATGATTTTATTTTACCATCTTACTGAATAAGATCAGTATTTTGGTTGATAGACCCTCAAAAAAAAAGAGCAAAAAAGAGCAAGGGCCGTTCAAACGGACTTTTTGAAAAAACTTTTTTTTTAATGTTCACTTTTTTGCATGAAAATTTTTGACACTCGCATTGAAAAAACGTAAACATTCTTTTTATGTATCAGTTTGAAACCATAATGCATAAGAACGTTTCGTGTTGTTTTCACATAAAAATAGGGTCAGTGTTGCTCTTTTTTTAAGGTCAGTGTCATTTTAAAAGTAACAGTATGAATTGTTCTGATGGTTATAGATGTACAGTGATGAACATTTATGAAAAATCCTAAAAAAACGTGTTTCCAAAATGGAAACACAATTTGTGAGCATAAATTTCAGATTTTAAAACACCAGGTTACTGAAATACATCAGAATTTTGGTTAACGGACCCTCAAAAAAAAAGAGCAAAAAAGAGCAAGGGCCGTTCAAACGGACTTTTTGAAAAAACTTTTTTTTTAATGTTTCACTTTTGGACCGAAAAAAACGTGCACTCACACTGAAAAAATGCATGAATTAAATGAATCTAAAAGTTCTGACCATTTATGATCGTATATATTTATCTACAAATTGCATAAAGGGTCCCGCTGGAAGATTATTCTTTATTTTTTCTAATCCATTTTCTAGACCTACATGTAGCTGTCCATTTATAAAAAGCCACACTACATAAATCATAAAGTATACTACTAAAGCATAGAAATCTTTCCAACGATAGGGTTCATTGCGTACGGTCCATAAGGGTATCACCTTTATACAAAGATTAATGAAAGAAAAGGTAGCTAAATGTATCCAATCATTTTTAAAATAAATCATCGTTAGCAACATAATGGTGTTATGTATGACACCTACCACTAATGCTATTTTTGGAATAAATGTAGTCACGCGGAATATGTACAATACATACCACGCAAAGATCCAGTACGAAAAAACAAAATCAAACCTCATACTTTATGTTTAGGAACTAATACCATGAGCATGGATTCATCAATCGCCTGTACATCCGACTTTTGAGTATACACGTCTGTTTCGTGTTCACTCAGATACCACGTAGGGTGTTCCTTTTCCCAGCTTTGTAATGATTTATGTTGTGATTGATGGATATGTTCATTGAGTACCGTAATGGCCTCTTGAATACTAGGTGCATCATGATTCCATTGATTTTGTTGTTTGATATACAAGACTTGAGTTGGCAATACGTGTACGGGTCTTTTGTATCCCAATTGTAGTAATTGTTGTTGAATGGTATCTACAATGGTTTGATTTTCAGACAACTCTAATTGTTGAATAAAATCACCCCAATTCATTGCTTCTTTACACGTTTCATTTAAAAAAATAGAAATGTGTATAGAAGGTGCCATTTTATCATGTAATTCTTTCACTTGATCTTGTACTTGCTCTTGCTTTTGAAGTAACGATTGAATCATTTCATGCTGAGATTCCAATAAAGGGATAAGACATTTGTGTTTCCATAAACCAGCGCGTGATTCAAAATTCTTACCACAGCGACACTGTTTCTCCTTTTCTTTATGTTTTTTAGTTAACAAGTGTCTTTCATAATTTCCTTTTTTTGCCGTTGTAAATTGACATGTAGTACATGTATGCATGGTAGACGTAGGCGAATTACATCTAAATGGTTTCACGTACACGTACATACTTATAAGCGATCTTTTAAGGATGAAGTTTTATCAATCTGTTGTTTCAATTGATGGAGACACTCTTCTACTTTATACTGTTGTATAGCAAGGGAAAGAATATCGGAACCGTATTTATCCTCCAACTTTTGTAGAAAGGAGCTGTTTGCTTTCGTTTGCTGTTCTTTGTTACGAACGCGATAACAGTACTGTATTAGTTTTTTTTGTTCTTCCGTACATTGATGAATCTTCAATAATTCAGGTCTATATCCATATAATTTTAAATAAGACTCTGCTTCTTCCAAGGTAGTGTTGAGAAAATGACACACGATAGATCCTAAAGGTATCTGGAAAGATTCCAACGCGTCAAGCATTGTATTTCCATAGTCAATCATGGCACGGTACTCTCGTAAAAGGTTCGTCTTTTGTTCCGGAGTAAAGGCATGGGGTAGCGTACATAGTATTTCTAGGGCTTCTCCTGTAAACTTGTGCCAATCTTCACCGTAGTAGGCTTTACGTTCTTCATAGGAAGAGGAAAAGGGACTATCGTAGTAGGAAACGTGATGAAGGGCAAAGTCAAGCTCTTCTTCGCGATGAATGGGTAGAGAAACGGATTTCCATTCCAGTACGATGGTTTCTTTTACGGACAACATGGTACGGTATCCTAGTTGCATATGATTTCAATTTAAAATTGAATTGGTGTGTAAATGATAGGTGGTAAAATGACGTCTACGTGGAACAACGCAGCGCGAACGGAGATTCTTCTCACCAAGGCAGATGGGTCAACCCTCGTGTTAAAAAAGGGAGACATGATAAAGTATGATGGTCATGAATTGGGTGTACGTATAGAGAATCTGTTTGGACGTGAAGAAGGACCGATTGGTATCACGTATTTACCATGGAGAGGGGATCGGTGGGCAACACCACAGTTTAGTCTACGCGGTGATCCAAGATTTCTCATTTGTATACCTACAGGGTTACCTCATTATGGGATTCATCCGAATTGGGAATCCGTTACCGTTTCTTCCTAGTACTATTGAAAAAGGACCATCGTTTTGATTTTCTCTTTTTTATTTCAGAGAGGAGTTGATCCAACGTAATTTCTTTTCCGTTGTCAATAAGGACGGGACCATGCTTTAACTTTTCAAACATGTGAATCACACCATTCCATGTATGAAAATCGGGCGGAATCACGTAGCCAAGTGTTTCAAATTCTTTTTTATCTTGGGAGCAAAGACATGGAGGAAAACCAAACTTTTCTGACGTAATGTCAATATAATATTTTTCTTTGGAATCGTAGGCAAAGACATGGTTATGGTGATGTACTTGTCCTGCGATGATTTCAATATGGGGAACAAGTTCAGTTAACATACAAGTGGCAAGGTCGCATTTGGCTTCCAGGGAATAAGGAAGCAAGACTTCACGAATCTTTTCAAGGGTGGATTTGTACTTGTACATTACTATAGATTTAGAAAAAATAACTTAAACCCTCTGCTGTATAGTCACTCATGTACTACGTTCTCTTTTTAGTCGCAGAGGACTACGAATCGCGCGTGATTCAACATAATGCCAAGCAAACGGATCTGTACGCAGATTCCGGTTTTGACTTGGCCTGTCCAAGCAACCTATCCGTGGATGCGGGTACGCTGTTTATGGATTTCAAGGTAAAGGCGGCCATGTACAAGAGCGAGTCTCCCATTGATTTGAATAATCTAGAGATGGAAAAGTATACCCCATCTGCTTACTACTTGTACCCACGATCCAGTATATCCAAGACACCCTTTCGCCTGGCGAACAGTGTCGGCATCATTGATCGCGGCTACCGAGGCAACATCGGCGCCTACTTTGATAACTTTGATTGTAAAGAGGGACTGATTGAGGCAGGACAGCGTCTAGTGCAACTGTGTAGCCCTACGCTTGACCCATTTCACGTAGTTCTTACAGATTCCTTGTCTTTTACGGAACGTGGTGCCAATGGGTTCGGTTCTACGGGTAAAATATAAGGCTACAGTAAATGAAAAACAATTTAATCATACCGATGCGAAAACAAAAACAAATTACGCCAGTCATTCCACTTCATGTTTACATGACTTGGAAAACATCTCAGATGCCACCTTTAATGGCACAAAATTATCTTGAGTTATGTAGGACAAATCCAGATTTTCAATTTCACTTTTATGATGATGCGGCATGCCGTGATTTTATTCAAAAGAATTTTTCAGAGGATGTTCTTCAAGCGTACGATGGGCTGATACCAGGTGCTTATAAAGCTGATTTATGGCGTTTATGTGTATTGTATGTGAATGGCGGCATCTACATGGATATTAAGCTACAATGTATGGGTGGATTCAAATTACATGATGTGGTAGATAAAGAACACTATGTGTTGGATAGACCAAAGGATTCGGTACATGTATACAATGCTTTTATGGTTTGTAAGGCAGGTAATCCTTTTTTACGTGCTGGTATTAGCAAGATTGTACAGCATGTGAAACAAAAATATTATGGAAAATGGATTTTATCACCTACGGGTCCAGAAATGTTGGGACAGCTTACTGCGCATTTTCCAATCAATATTGATATGGTGTATCCAGTACATTATAATGATCACATTATGTATGAAAAAGCTCTCATTTTGAGAAATTATAGAGGGTACAGACACGAACAACTACAAGTGCAAACACATTACAGTGAATTATGGTACAAAAAAAGTATTTATGTATAGTATGTTCAAATACGTTCCTGTTACGAGTAATTATAATGCCGTTTTTACGTACGGTGGTAACTACACGGCCTATAAAAAGAATCGTTTACTGTACAAGCAATATACCCTAGATAATCCAACGAAGCCAGTGTGCAATACGACTACCCCAAAGGCTAGGTATGCTTCGTTTGCATTGAAGCAGGGTATACAATCGGGCTGCGCAAATCAACAAATCTATTGTGTAGGCTGTACGAAGAATGGCGTTCAAATGACTGGCTTGGCAAAGAACAGCAACGTCTGGAACAGAACCTACGGTTCCGTACCTCCCTCATAATGGGTTGTAGGGCTCTGCCCTACTTTCCAGCTTCACCGGGTAGGCTGCGCCTACAGCCCATAGGGGTAAACCCCTATAACCCCATTAGTAGGGGCAAGCCCCTACAACCCCGTTATATGGGGGGGTATTAGATGGCAAGCCCCTACAACCCCGTTATATGGGTGTCTTAGGGGGCTAGCCCCCTAAAAATTGAATCATTCCATGCTAGGAGTTGAAAATGAAGTTTCGTACAATTGAGATAGACGATACAAAGGAAGGAAGTCCCTATTTATTGATGACTCACCCTGTAATGCATTTAGTTCCGATCAAAATATATCATTCTATTCGTTGTAAAGAGTCAAGAACTGGATTTCGTAAAAATTATCAATTTTGTAAAGGAACATTTAAACATCATGCAAGGTGGGGTAAAAACTTTGACGTGTATACATTGATACCGTTTCATGAAGAACTCATGTTGAATCGGCTTCTACGTCAAATTACAGGAGATCCGTCCTTTTATTGCGATGTATTGGACTATGATGAATTTATTATCATGCGTTTTTAAAAAGAAGAAATTAAGGGAGGGAAACAATATGGATGATGCAACGATACGTTTTTTAATACAAAAAAGGATTCATGTAGGAGAGAAACGAATTCCGTTGGATCCACTGTACAAAGAAAAGATTTTGGAGTTGACAAAACAAATGATGGATGAACCATTTACGGGTTCTATACAAATTGCATTTGATACGTACATTTCAGAATGTATGTCTCATTTAAAGCGAATAGAGGAACCGGAGAGAGAAGAACCGCCACAAAATGTCCATGATGCATTATTGTACCCGGCAAAAAAAGTAACCACAATGGTAAAGAAGAAAAGAATTTTTCACAAGTAATAGTATGAATAGCGAACCTACTTTAACGGCGTTTGTTTCAAACGAGAAAGATAACAATGAACAAAAAACTTACAAAAGTGGTGATAAAGTAACATTTAAACAAGGAAATTATGAACGTATTGGTGAACTCCATTATGATGGATGGAGTATTTATGATATGAATTCACCACCAAACCAAATCGCTGTTCTTGATCCTACTACATTAGAACGTAAAGGAATAACAATGACTCCATACGTGCCTCCACAATCTCAACCTAGTGTTAGTGCCACACCAGTTTATGGTAATAGTTATGGAGCTTATGATAGTTATCCTACTTCTGGTAATGGATGGGGTGGTTATGGTGGTAAACGTTCACGAAGAAGACGTAAAACCAGAAAATCAAGGAAATCGCGACGGTAGGTGGAAGGTTTAAAAAATGGGGTTTTGCACCCCTCTTTTTTTATAGCCATTGTACTTTCCGCTCCGTTGCTCCCGTCTCGTCCGTCTCCGTCGTAATGTGTCCTACTAGTTCAGATTGGTAATAAAGTTTTGGTAGTGGCCATGACCTATATGCGTCGTTGATCTTGTACGTCTTCCCTTCAATCCGCAAATACTCGGGTTCTATCCTTTCGTCAGGTGACTTGAGACGCTGCGACCATTCTTCAAACTCCGGGATACCCGTCGCCCATATCCAGTAGTCGGGACCACACGAGATCTTATTGTCTACCAGCGTGTAAATGTAGAGGTCGGCGTCCATCACTTTGTCTCCATCCAGAGAATAGTCAACGTGATTGATCCGAATGCCAGTTGGTGTCATCTCTACAGGCATGTTAAGAACGTAATCCATTATACAATTCTAGAACAAATTTTCGTTTCAATTTTTAGGGGGCACGCCCCCTAAGACCCCCTGAAGCTTCCAGCTTCACCGGTTAATAAAATAATTAATATAACGGGGTCGTAGGGACAAGCCCCCCTGAAGCTGGAAGGTAGGGCAGAGCCCTACAACCCATTATGAGGAGGTGCGGAGAAGCTTCCAGCTTCAACGGGGTTATAGGGGCGAGCCCCTATGCCGTAGGTTCTGCCTACAGTATTAACTTCTTTTCTTTTTCAGTACCATTTTTTAAAATATCTGCAACTTTTGCACTTGCCTTTACAAATAAATTACCTACTTCAGAAACGTCTGGATTATAGGTATAATAATTGGTACGTCGTTTTGTTCCCTTGATAGATTTAATAAAAGTGGCTGAACCTGGTTTCAATCCATATTCTTTAATAATGGAATCAATCAATGGTTTAGGTAAAGATGTATAAGGTACACATTCACCTTTATTTTTACGGGTTCCATTTTTACAACGCATACTATATCTTTATTTTAAAAGTTGAAACACATTTTTGTATTCTTTAAAATGCGTTTCTTGTTGAATGGTGCAGAACATAAAGTGGAGACATTTGGACGGTATGTTTT